GTTATTGTTGCCACTTATGGGGTTGCTAGTGTTGGTATTAATATTCCTAGAATTTTTAATCTTGTGTTGCTGGAACCTGGCAAAAGCTTTGTTCGGGTCATCCAGAGTATCGGGCGTGGCATTCGCAAAGCGGAAGACAAAGACTTCGTCCAAATATGGGATATAACCAGTACCTGTAAGTTTGCCAAACGACATTTAACCAAGCGTAAGCAATTCTATAAAGAAGCTAATTATCCATTTGCTGTAGAAAAAACTGAATGGCAGGATTAAGTTTAAGTAGATGTTGACAATTACAAAATATTCAGGTATAATAAATTAATGAGAATTTTAACGTTAGAAAATATAAGATATGAATTAGATGCATTGCCAGATGAAATTGAGGACATGCGTTTTAGTATATTAGATAATTCAGATCCACTAAATCCTGATTATCATTGGGTGCCATTGATATTTTTAGAATCGTTTAACAGCCCGGCACTTGTACTGCGTATTGGTAAAGATGTAATTAAAATGCCTATAGATTGGCAAATATTAATTGGTGAGCCTGATTGCGGAAATTTAGAATGCTTACCACTAACATCAATCAATGATCGAGGATTCAAAGCATTTCAATTTAATCCGCTAACCGGTTTCCGACCAAGCTTTTTAGATATAGAAATATTAGATGTGTACCATGATGTTAATTGGTATTCGCCCAAATTAAAAAATGGACAATTGTTATGTGTTCCATTAGGCGATGAAGAAAAACCACCGTGCATTTATTTTGTTAAAGATATAAGTCGCAACTGTGAGGTTGTATTGTACCATAAGGCGTTTTAATTGTCAACAAATAGTGATCCATTATACATTGGTAACGAAATGGCTGCGTTTGATCGAAAAGATCGAAACTACTATGATAAGTTTACTGATGAAGAAAAGAAACGATTCAGCACCTATTTAATGTTGCGTTACGGGGCCAGTGTTGAAGGTCCGCCGCCACTTCAGGCGTATTATTTAATGGCGTTAAATGAACAAGTAAACAAACATTTCTTTGAATTAAATAAACATACAAAACTACAATGGTTAATGTGTACTACAGTAAGTCCGGGTACAGGAACTAAAAGACATTATTGGTTGGCAGCAAAAAAGAAAGAAGGTACCAGTTTAAGTAAACACAATGCAGCATTGTGCAATCTATTTCCTAATAAAAAGCAAGATGATATTGATGTATTATTAAAAATAAACTCACCTAAAGAATTAACAGAGCACTTTAAAGATGCCGGACTCGAACTTAAAATTTAAATGTAAGTATTGTCAGAGAGAGTTTTCTCGTGAAACTACTTTATCGGTGCATGTGTGCGAACAAAAAATTCGATTCCAACACAAAGACGATCCTGCTAATAGAATGGGCTTTCAAAACTTTCTTAAGTTCTATGAAACAACTCAAGGAAGTTCAAAACTTAAAACATACGATGACTTTGCTACAAGTCCGTATTACAAAGCATTTGTTAAATATGGAAACTATTGTGTTTCGTCTAAGGTAATTAATCCTGCTAGGTATACTGAATGGTTACTTAAAAATAATAAACGTATAGACTATTGGGCAAGCGATAAGCTTTATGAAGAGTTTCTTCAGACTTATATTTTTAAAGAAAATTCCAGCGACGCCATGGCAAGGTCTTTAGAAGCAAGTATTGTATGGTCCGAAGAAACAAATAACCCTAGCCAACATTTTTTACGTTATGGGAACCCAAATAAAATTTGTCACTTAATTACCAGTGGAAAAATTACAGGGTGGGTTATTTTTAACAGCGAATCAGGACATGAGTTTCTTAATAATTTGAACCCTGAACAGTTAGCAATTATTTTTGATTACATTAGTCCAGATAAATGGCAAAAGATATTTAAAGATTATTCTGGTGATACCGAGTACGTTAAAGAAATGTTAAAACAAGCAGGTTGGTAATAATGAAACAAACAGATATTGATATAGACTTTGCAGATCGATTAGATATTTTATCTCTAATACGTCACACCTCGGCAATGCAACTGCACAACGATGAGCCCCGACCACACAATTCGGGAGTGTACGTCACTGACATTCCTTATGATCCCTTGATAAATGCCTCAAGTTTAGACTATAAACTAGCAGAAGAAAGAGGGTATTTTAAGATAGACTTTTTAAATGTCAGTGTATATAAGATGATTAAAGATCAACAACATTATGATTCTTTATTAAGCAGGCCCACGCCCTGGGAACAATTAAATGATAAAGAATTTATCAAGCAGCTTATTCATATTAATAATCATGGGGACCTTATGAACGGGCTTGTGATAGATTCTATTCCACGCATGGCAATGTTTTTAGCATTAATACGTCCAGGAAAACGACATTTAGTTGGAAGACCGTGGGATGAAATTGCTAAAGAAATATGGATTAAACCCGATGATGACATTTATTATTTTAAACAAAGTCATGCCATTAGTTATGCAGTGTTGGTGACACTACATATGAAATTACTTGATGAATTAGTCAAATCGACGAACTAAGGTAATAGATTTTTTCTTTGTTCTTTTTCTAGTAAGATCACTTAAACTAGTACAAGGTCCGTAGAGTATATGTAGATCTTTGTTGATAAATGTCTGTAAATAGGGTTTAAACATTGCCCAATCTTCCCGTAAAAAGATATTAATTGGGATTGAACGATTTGACTCCCACCACCATATATTAGCTTTTTCTAAAAATATTTGTTTTTCTTCAAGATTAATAATCTTGCCAAAGTCATACATAGTAGTCACTGTGCTGTCTTGATTCTGAATAATACCTAGGTATTCTATGTTGCCGTAAAGACAAACCGTTATAAACGGGTATTTTTCAGATAATTGATAAAAGAACTCATTGGCCATAGATTAATAAATACAAAGTATGTTTACATCACAAATCTATTTATATCAGCAGAATCTAATTGTCTTATTAAATACAGTTAGTAGTAGTTTAACATCAGTGAGGTGGAGTCCCGTGTACGCAAAAAAATTAAAATTACATAAAGGTACAGATAACGTATTAACGTTTTCTTTTGTCAATCAAGATCAAAAACCAGTGAGTATTGGCACAGCAACATTCACATTTAGACTAATTGACAGCCAAGGCGAAAATGTATTACTAACTAAAACCGGCATAACGTTAGATGCAACACGCGGTAAACTTAAAGTAATAATTTCTGAATCAGAGTTAGATAGTATCACGGCGCAAAACGCTAGTTATAGTATAGAAAGATCAGTAACTTCATCTGATCTCAATGATGCTGCCTTTGTAGATGACAATGCTGGTGGTCGCGGTGTTGTTGAAATTTTAGAATCTGTTATGCCTAAGCACGTAATTAGTCAAATAGTTACTATTCCAGCACACGGTTCTGATACAGTTTACAATTCGAGTGAGTGGCAAAGTGACGGAGTAAATTTACAAACAGTTCAATATATTCCTAGTGTATTTACTGGAACAGTAAAAATACAAGGAAGTGTAGACGATGGTGGATTATGGTACGATATTGGCTCAGCAGTGTCGTTAACCGCAGAAAGTCAGACCAAATATATTAATATCAATGGATACCATCCGTATCTAAGATTTAATATCAGCAAAACTTCTGGAAACATTACTAGCATTACAGTAAGATAGGTATGTCAGTTAGAAAACTTATTGTATTTGGTGATAGTTGGTGCCATGGTGATGAGTTAGTTGATCCTGAATTAGTTAAAAAATATCCAAATTCAACTCAGAAACTTTGTTCTTTTAAAGACAATGATACATATCGAGTTAATCATTGTTATGGCGGTCTGTTATCTAAACAACTTGGTCTTGAATATGAAAATTATGGACAGCCTGGGGCAAGTTTACAATCTACAGTATGGACTTTTCTTTGGTGGTTAAAAAATTGCTATAGCGAAGACGCTATTATCCTAGTTGCATTAACTAGCCCCGATCGTCAAAGTTGGTATAATCCGCAACACCGAGTGTATGAAAATGACAAAGACTGGCATAGATATATTCATTCAACTTGGATTCAAGCTAAGTCTAGTGTAGTTCCAAAAATTTGGCAAGATTTTGGTAAGCAATATACAGCATTAAGCAATTGTGATATATTATCTGAATTAAATTATCAACAAACAGTTTTGTTCTTTAATGGCATTGCAGAAACGCAGCATCTCAATTTATTACAATTTAATATATTTCATTTACACCAACCTATTCCGGGTGTAACATATAAAACTCTTATATGGGAAGAACAACCATTAAAAGATCGCCTTTTAAATAGAGATGATGCACAACAAATACATGCTCCGGAACGGCACCCAAACGAGCAAGGTCATAAAATTATAGCAGAATTATTGCTAGCTGAAATTAACCGTCACGGTTTTTAACACAACCAAAATTATGAAGATATGCTATCAAAAGCATTGATTGTTGAGCTGGACTATGCTAAAATAACATAATGTTAGATATTGTATCTTTACTTCCTAAAAAACACAAAAGAACAGCTAGTGGATGGTTGAGCTTTAATGCTGTATGTTGCCAACATGTTGGTGAGCGACCAGACACACGTCAGCGCGGCGGAATCCGTCCTGAAGGTAATAATTGGAGCTATCATTGTTTTAATTGTGGATACACTGCAAGTTTTACGCTGGGCAGAACATTATCATTTAAGGCTAGAAAACTATTATCCTGGCTTGGGGTTGATAGCTCAACTATTTCTGTTATTAATTTAGATAGTTTAAAACATAAAGATCTTAATACAGTAGCAGAAGAACGAGCCCTACGAAAAATAACTAAAATTGAATTCACTGATTATGAGTTGCCAAAAGAATTACGGTTATTATCTTCAGAGGATCAACAGTTTGTTGATTATCTTAACAGTCGAGGATTAGATTATAGAGCATATCCATATATGGTAAGTCCTGATGAAACAGGTCGACAATCTAATCGTATCGTTATACCATATACTTATGATGGTCGGATTGTTGGAAGTAGTTCACGATATCTTGATGATAAAAAACCAAAATATATAAATGAGCAACAGCCCGGGTATGTGTTTGGGGTTGACCTACAACAAGAGCATTGGACACAGGCAATTGTAGTAGAAGGAGTATTTGACGCATTGTCTATCAATGGATTAGCAGTTTTACATAATACTATTAATGATAAACAAGCACAATTGATCAACAGTTTACAGAAAGAAATTATTGTTGTTCCTGATCGAGATCGCGCTGGTGTAACTATTATTAACCGTGCTGTTGAACTAGGCTGGAGTGTGAGTATCCCTCCCTGGGATCCAACAATTAAAGATGTTAATGATGCAGTATTATATTATGGTCTAGTGGGTACACTTATGAGTATAATGCAACATAAAGAGTCTAGTAAAATTAAAATTGAAATGGCAAAAAAGAAATTATATGTATAATGAAAATAATGGTATAACTATATTAATAAACAATAAACAATAAACTATGACAAAAGACTATTCAATCGATTTACAAAAACTATTACTTGAGATGATGTTGCAAGACTCAGCAAGTTATATACGTGTGCAAAATATCTTTAATCCAGAGAATTTTGATCGAACGTTGCAACCCACTGCTAGATTTATCCAGGAACATGTTGATAAATTCAAAACACTACCAACAATTGAACAGATATATGCAATTACTAAACTTAAATTAGACCATGTGCCAGATGTTGGTGAACATCATTATGATTGGTTTCTATCAGAATTTGAAGGTTTTACACGACGTTATGAACTAGAACGTGCAATTCTTAAATCTGCGGATTTATTAGAAAAAGGTAACTATGACCCAGTAGAAAAACTTATCAAAGATGCCGTTCAGATAAGTCTAACTAAAGATATGGGCACAGACTATTTTGATGACCCTAAAGCAAGATTATTGGCACTTAAAAATAGTAACGGACAATTATCGACAGGTTGGCCAACGTTAGATCGATTATTGTATGGTGGATTTAATCGAGGTGAACTAAACATTTTTGCAGGCGGATCGGGTAGTGGCAAATCATTATTCATGCAAAATTTAGCAGTAAATTGGGCGCAAGCTGGGCTTAGTGGGGCTTATGTGACATTAGAATTAAGTGAAGGCCTTGCATCAATGCGCATGGATTCAATGATGACAAATACATCATCTAAGGAAATATTTAGAGACATTGATAATGTTGAAATGAAAGTTAAATTATTAGCTAGAAAAGCTGGCAATTTACGGATTAAGTATCTCCCAGCACAAAGCACAGTCAATGACATTAGAGCATATTTAAAAGAGTTAGAAATTCAAACTAAAGTAAAAGTTGACTTCTTATTAGTAGATTATTTAGATTTATTAATGCCGGTTAGTGCTAAAGTTAGTCCAAATGATTTATTTGTTAAAGACAAATATGTAAGTGAAGAATTACGTAATTTATCGCGCGAGTTAGATGTATTATTTGTAACTGCGTCACAGTTAAATAGATCAGCTGTAGAAGAAGTTGAGTTTGATCACAGTCATATTGCAGGTGGCTTATCAAAAATTAATACGGCAGACAACGTATTTGGTATCTTTACTAGTAGAGCAATGCGTGAGCGTGGCCGCTATCAAATTCAATTAATGAAGACACGGTCAAGTAGTGGTGTAGGTATGAAAGTTGATTTAGAATTTAATGTTGACACATTAAGAATTTCTGACCTTGGTGAGGAATCACAACAGGCCGCACATCATAGCAATAATTCAAGTACTCTATCAACACTATCATCCATAAAAACATCTTCAAGTTTTAATGATACGTCATTAGAATCTAGCGAGCCCACTGGCAAAGTTGCCGCAGATTTTCAAAGTGCAAAACTAAAAAGTTTGTTAAATCAAATTAAGTCAAGTTAAGACATCAACATCAATGTATAATATTGATGAAATTAAACATATTCACTTAGAGGTTAGTAGTCTATGTAATGCTCGCTGCCCTAAGTGTCCAAGAAATTTTCATGGGTATCCACATAATCATGGCTATACTGAAAAAAATTTAACGTTAGCTGAAATTAAAAAAATATTTTCACCTTCATTTGTTAAACAACTTAACACAGTTTATATAAATGGAAATTTTGGCGATGCAATAATGAATCCTTATACAACTAATATCATTGAATATTTCCGCAACCTTAATAAAAACTTAGTAATACAAATTAGTACCAACGGCAGTGCAAGAAATAAAGTATTTTGGACTAAATTAGCGCAACTTAATGCCCAGGTTATTTTTTGCTTAGATGGTCTTGAAGACACACATCATTTATATAGGCAAGATACAAACTGGAAAAAAATAATTAAAAATGCTCAAACATTTATATCAGCGGGAGGCCGAGCTACTTGGAAAATGATTCAGTTTGATCATAATAATCATCAACTTGCTGACTGCCGAGCATTATCTATTAAGTTGGGTTTTAAAGAATTTTTAATAGTAAATGACGGTCGTGACACCGGACCGGTATTTGATCGAAAAGGAAATTTATCTCATACGTTAGGAAAGCCAAAAGAAACTAATTTTAAAGTATTATTTAAATCAGCAACCACAGACGAAATTTTACTTGAAGATATAGTTTCAACAATACCCGCATAAACTATATCTTGTCAAGTTAAAAAACAAAAATCACTATACGTTTCATCTCTCGGCGACATATACCCTTGTTGTTATCTTGGGTTTCAACCAAAAACATACGGTACAGGCATGTATCACCAGGCCGCCAACGCACAATTTAAAGATCTAATTCAAAAGAATAATGCTATAGAATATAGTTTAGCACAGTGCATAACCTGGTTTAATAAAGTAGAAGAGTCCTGGTCTAAGCCATCATTTGAAACAGGTAGACTGGTTATTTGTGACACGGTCTGCGGGCAAAATATATAAATATACAACAACCAGTAAAAGGCAAAAAAATGAAAATATTTGAAGTAACACAAACACAGCCAACGTTTGATCATTTGACCAGCAAACGTCTAAAAAGCATATTACTAGCACCACAAGCAAATGCTCGTACTTTAGAATGGGCCATGGATTTTACAGAAGATGCTCTAAGAGCAGACTATGATGATGAGATGATTCCTAGTAGTGTCTATGATGCTAGAAATAAAGCATACATTTCAGCACAAGAAGCGTTTTACGATGAAGACGGTGAGATTAATGATAAGGGCGATTTAGACGCAACTCTAATGCATCTGAAACAATTCTGGAGTGTGTAATAGCTAATATATGCAAAAACACACAAAAAGCATCTTAGACGAACTCAACGATCTATATATTGTTCGAGACAAAAATCATGTCATTGAGACCCGTGGCAGAAATGTTATTCAATCCGCTATTCATTTATTTGAACAAATTGAAAAACTTTATAATTCCGAAGACTCTGAAGATTTACAACGTAAGTTTGTTAATGCTATTCGTGCAAGAGATATACATAAGTTTTCGCGATCATTGAGAAAAAAAGATGAAGATTAATGAGATTTTAATAGAAGGACCACTTTGGGATCTAGCTAAAGGTGCCAGCAAGGTCTTAGCAACATCAGATATCAAGGGTCTACCAGACAATGCTACATTTAGTCAAAAAATACAACAGATCCGTAAAAATAAAGTATTTGATACCATGGGTAAAACTGCTGCTTCAGCCTGGCAAGGTGTATTACAAAAGGCAATGACAGCAAATAATAATCAAGAGCTTGATAATAATGCATACAGAAATTTACTATTAAAATTTATCAATAATACATTAACCGGATTTGATGATATGTCTCATTTAAATTCTGATATAAAAAAAGAAATTGATGTAGCTGTAAAAAACTTAGTTAATAATAAAGCTGATACCAACGCAACACCCGAACAATTTAAAAATATTATTACAGCAGTTACGGCAGGAAAACAAATTAACGAGCCTTCGGCTTCTGGTGTTTCTGGCGGTCCTGCGGAAGATATTAGAAGTGTAATAGATGCAGATTCACAATATAAATTTGCTCACCCTGATTATAGAGATGAAGGTATTAATATTATAGTTAGAAAAGACGGATGGTTTTTAGATAAACTACCTGCAGCAATGCGCGGTCAAGTATTAAGAGACAAAACAACAAGGCTTTATCCAGTATTAAAATCCTCAAACATTAGTAAATTTAATACCTTCTATAATCAAGCTGCAGATTTAGGCAGAGTTAAAGAAGAACCAAAATATTCATTATAATAAAGGCAATATGGAGTTATTAAACGAAGGTGGCAATGTATTTAAAACAGCTGAAGGTAACCCAGCTACCACTCGTGTTGCTCGTGAAAACGTAATACCCACAGTTCAGTGGTTAGAACAACTTACAGGACTAAATCTATTAGATAATATGCTAGGTTCAACTGGTCGTAAAGAAACAAGTGGTGATTTAGATTTAGGTGTTGACAAAACAAAGATTACTAAAGATGTATTAATACAACAATTATTAAAACGTGGTATTAAAGTAGAAGACATTCGCAAGTCAGGGGATAGCGTACATCTTAAAACTCCTATCTTAGGTGATGCTAACAATGGATATGTACAAACAGACTTTATGTTTGGTGATCCAGAGTTTCAAAAATTTGCACTTAACACTGGAGAAAGTAATTACAAAGGTGTTCATCGTGCAATATTGTTAGCATCAATTGCTAAAGCGCAAGGTATGAAATGGTCATACAAAAATGGCTTAATGGATAGAGAAACCAATAAAGTTATTTCAAAAGAACCAACAATGATAGCTAAAAGATTAATCAATGGAACTGTTGCTGATCTTAGTAGTGTTGAAACAATAATTAACAAAATTAAAACACGCTCTGATTATGATATTTTAGTTAAAGATGCACGCGAAGCATTTGAGAAAGATGGTGTTGCTTTTAATGAAACAAACGCCATGGCCCGTTTACGAGATCGTATAATAAATCAAGGTATGCAAATTATTGTTGAAGCCGCAAGAATAGAACACCCTGAGGATTTAATATTTGAAAAAGGTAGTCGAGGCGCAGAAGAAGCAATTAATATGCTGAGACAATTACCAAAGCAGGCCAAACACATAACTATTAAGTGGGATGGCAGGCCAGCAATTATATTTGGTCGAAATGGCCAAGGACAGTTTGTACTAACAGACAAGTCTGGATTTACTTCTAAATCATATCAGGGACTAGCAACAACCCCTGGACAACTTGAAAAAATTATGTTGCAACGTGGTGGTAATAGAGAAGAATTAATTAATATGTATAAGACTCTCTGGACTCCTTTAGAAAAGCAAACTCCAAAAGATTTTCGTGGTTTCATTCAGGGTGATTTATTATATGTTGGCACCCCAAATATGATTAACAACGAGTGGATATTCCAACCAAATACAGTTCAATATAAAGTACAAAAAGATTCAGACATAGGAAAGCAGATTGAAAATAGTATTGCAGCTGTGGTTATTCATACATTTAAAAAATCACCCGACGACGCAGGAACTGCATTTAGTGATACTAATACATTAAGTTCAGGCCAAATACTAATTCTGAGTCCTAAATTAGTTGAAACACCAACAATTACAATACCATTAACAGATTTAAATAAACTAAGTGACATTGTTACTAAACACAGTAATCTAATAGATCAACTGTTTAATCCACAGGTATTGCGTGATCTTAAACTAGCTAATTTACCGGCGTTAATGAAACAATACGGTAATCATAAGGTGCGTCAGGGAAACTTTGAGAATATGGCCAGCGAGTTTATTACTTGGGCAGAAGCGTCTGTTAGTGAGCCCAAATTAAAAAGAATAGATCAATTTTTACAGCAAAATCGTAAAGCATTAGCATTAATATTCATGCTATTTGATACTATACAACTTATTAAAACACGTGTGGTCCGACAACTTGATGTTAGCACAACTCATATTACTGCTAGTGTAGATCAAGAACCCGGTCACGAAGGTTATGTGACTTCAACCGCCCAACAACCACTAAAATTAGTTGATAGACTTAGGTTTAGTCGAGCAAATTTTGCTAGGAATTCATAATGGAGTTTATTAAACAATTAACTGATTCTCGAATATATCGCCGTCTTGATCAAATTCAAGGCACTAATATTGCAACACTTAGTGGATTAATTTTTGATCATCTTATTATGTTGCGAGTATTGTATTATATTGATAAACCAAAGGCAGTTAATTATGCCAACGATATTATGGCTAATCAAAATTTTACTAGTTTTAGGGCTAGTATGCCTGATCTTTATAACCTTTTAGTGTTAGTTATACAACAGAAAGACTTTGCAGATAAAATTTTTAATGATTGGGATATAGTTGTTCCTGAACTCAGAGTTAAAAGAGTTCTTCGCACATTAGCATCAGGCGACATAGACAATGATGATTTTGATCAATTATTAATGCTCCTCCAACGTAGATTTAAAAAATTAACTGGAGATCAAATGTGGATGCGACGACTAGTTGGTGATTGGAAACGACGAACCAGGACTGACAAACACATTGTATTAACACGATTATTGCAAACTGTCCGTCGACCCACTAATAGCGACCTTTATATGTTACTACAAACAGCCACAAGAATATCACCTGACCCTGTATAATTTGACTCAAATGTATAAATAAGTGTAGGACGTAAAGTCCACAAACTAGGAGAATTAAAATGGCAATATTAACACGAGTAAATCCAGTATCAACAACAACTAATTGGGAATCGTTAGGTAAAGATCTACAATTTTTCACTGTAGATTATGTTAACGCAATTAACGGTTCAGCAGGTCCAGAAGGTGCGCAAGCTGCAGTTCTTAGTACAATTGGAACAACAGCTACAATAGTTGCGGCAGGTCCATTAGCTGATTCAAACACTCAACAAACGTTTGCTACAGAAGGCACTGATTCAGTAGTTGTAGCTACTCTTCAAACAGCTATTCGAGCATTAGGCACAGTTGACGGTGTTGATTTATCAAGCACAACAGTAACAGCAACTAAATTAGCTATCTTAACAGCAGCAGCTGTATAATAGCTTAATTTTATAGACCACGAAGTAAAATAAAACCCCGGTTTTTTAGCTGGGGTTTTTTATTGACGTAAATACTAGCATGGATACAAATAATAAATGGATTTATGAAAGTCCCGACCGTGGTGAAACAATTTATCGAAGACCATTTGGCTCTCTTAAGAGAGAACAAATAAGGACGCCATCCAAAAGTTCTTATTATAGTGATCACATGTGGATGTATCATAGTAAATGGGATACCCTGGCAAATCAATATCCCTGCATTAAAGAACAATTAGAAAATCTATTAATTACTGTGGCGCTAATAAAATGATAACTTGTTATACTCTTTGTGATATCACACATACTAGTTTTATTAGAAAACCTAAAGATTCTAACCAATATAAATTAAGGAATCAAGAAAGAAATTTTGAAACATTTATCCAACTAATATCTTTAAGAAATCAACCAACTATTATTGCCTATCCTACATTATTAGCTGATATTAATATTGAGAATTATCAATTTGGTAGCTATTTTATGCCAAGCGTGGGATTTACCTATCGTGTATGGTATTTTAAATTTGATATTGAACACATAACTTCTAACATTGATTATTCTTATCATCGAAATATATTAGTTCAAGATTTTAATGATGTGCCAATACTTACAAATCTGGAAGAGACAGCTAGGATACCTAACACAATTGTCACTACTGGCGCCTTATGTAACACCTACTTTATTTAGGAATATTGCATTCTTTAGATAAATAACATACAAGATATTCAGCTATGGTTGAATATTCAGCATGTACTTTATACATCTTATTATGGCACATTTTATGGCTCAACTCTTAACTCTAAACAGTATAGTGCAAAGCATACTTATGGAGAAATACTGTGGCCGTAACGAAGATAGAAAAAGAAAATTTAGAGGCGCATGTTGAACTTTGCGCTGAACGATACAAAACAATGATGGAAAAGCTTGATAGTACTGGTCACAAAGTCACTGCTTTAGAAATTGTTATTGGTGAACTCAGAGACATGCTTGGGGAAATGGCCAACAGTCGAAATAATCAAATAATTAAATATGCAGGCACAACCATAGGAACATTGTTAGCAATTATTGGCTATTTTATTGTTAAATTTGTTATCAATAGTTAAGATGTCTGCCCAGTCATCTTTTGATCTCCTTAAGAGTCTTGCTAATACCACATTACAAGAGTTATCTAAAAATATCATAATTAAAAAGAAAAATAACTATATAGTATTTGAACAATATAGTATTACACCCGATAACAGTTATTTTATAGTCTTTAAGGATGATAAGTTAGTACATGATTTTAGTAATAGTCGTAATGCATTAGCTTGGTGTATATTTGACAAATATCGTCGTAATGATGAAGCGGCAGCAGTAAAAACATTAGATAGAAAACTAAAAAGTACTGAATTTGATTTAGCAGTAGCAAAGAATATTATTAATAAAACCCAGGATATTAATAAAAGAGAGATAATGATCATGAAGGCTGAGAACAGTGTAGTTACTCGATCTTGTCTAAGAAAACAATTAACTGAAAGGGTGGGTTTAGCTAAATACTTTCAACAACAAGGATTTATAAAACATGAAACTGCAAGAGTTATCAACACCAAAAAAATCAGAGCAACTTAGTCAAATAGTAGAAAGTTTCTTTGGCAAAAAGTTAAATGTAACAGCCTTAACGGTTGAGCAAGCTACATCAATGCTAACTAAAACACAGAATTTAATCAAAGAAGTAACAAATTCAACAAAATTTCATTCTAGTGAAAAAAACCCAGCATATTTACAAGCATTAATTATTGAACAATCTCTTCAAGCTTATCTCAATGAATACGGCGCAGATCAAAAAAATCCTTATCCTGAACCAATTGATACTAAAGATTTAACCCAGGGTGTACAAAAAACGGCAGCAGCGTTTGGTGCTAAGCCAGCGGCTCTAATTAAAGGGCTAACTGCATCATCTCAAGGACAGCCGATGGGCGGCCAAGAAAAAGCAGCATTAGGTCAACTATCTGGTAGTATAGGGAAAGCTCTAGCAGACCCAAACAAAGCACAAAAACTTAAACAATTAGTAATGAATGATAAACGTTCTGTTATGGAATCTGAAGTAACCACAGCGCAAGTAGTTCTAGCAGCACAGGATATGGTTGATCGTATACAAAAAATGTATGAGGAAGTTGCAGAAATGCAATACAAAGATCTTCCAAGTTTAGCAACTAGTATGAAAGAAGAATTAGGTATTAATGCAACACAAACATACTTTGATACTCAATTACAAACATTATCAACACTAGTTGGAGCATTAAATCAAGCTAAACAATCAATGGATGTAGCAATGTCTTCTATTACAGGACAAGAAATGATTGATCCAGTAGATTTTAAAACAGCAGATGATACAGCAGCATTAGCATCACCAGAGATTGATGAACCTTCATTGCCGCCAGCAGATAGCCTACCAACAGATGAAGATGAGCCTGAATTAGTTAAAAACTTTGGTAGAGATAAACGCTAATGATTTTTACTGAGATTGACAGCTCAACTCAACAAGTAAACGAACTAACTGCTTTAGTACAATATTTAATTTCAAGAGCATCATCTCTCAATACGTCACCGACTATTAACACAAAAACTTTTTTAAAAATGTCGGGCGATTTAGGCTTAAATATTTCGTGGAGTCAACTTCAATCATTGGCTCAAAAACAACCATTGAAAAATATGATAACCAGTTTGGGCTCTGATAAACTATCTTTTGGTGGCGAAGGCCAAAATCTTACAATGCCAGTTGATAAAGCCAGAGATATAGTTAAAAAAATGGCAAAGAGATCAATGAATCGAGCAAAATAACCAATATTAAAATTACTGTGTCTTGTCACCTAATAGGTGATTTTTTTTGAACTAACGGTTGACACCTGCAGCTAAATACTGTAGCATAGTACTATACTATTGGAGATCCATAATATGGCTTATTCAGAACAAGTTTTAGATCATTACGAACACCCTCGTAATGTTGGTATTTTAGATAAAAACTCAAAAGACGTAGGCACAGGCCTAGTAGGTGCCCCGGCTTGTGGAGATGTTCTGAAATTACAGATAGAAATACATGATGGAATTATCACTGATGCCAAGTTTAAGGCCTATGGATGTGGCAGTGCGATTGCGTCAAGTTCATTGGTAACAACCATGCTCAAAGGTAAAACACTAGAGGAAGCCGGAACAATTAAAAATTCACACATCGCAGAAGAACTTTCATTACCTCCTGTAAAAATTCACTGCAGCGTGTTAGCAGAAGATAGTATACGTGCGGCTATAGCAGATTACAAAAGTAAGCAGATTACCCAATAGTGTGGCAAAAGAAATGGAACACTTCGATGTTATAATAGTTGGCGCCGGCCTGGCCGGAATTCAGTCAGCGTATTATTTGCAACGTGATTGCCCGGAGCATTCTTTTGTTATATTAGAATCTCGACAAGATTTAGGGGGTACCTGGGATCTATTCAAATATCCTGGCGTTAGATCCGACTCTGACATGTATACCTATGGATATACATTTAATCCATGGCCTGGGCAAAATGAAATTGCTAATGGCGCCGATATTAAAAATTATATTAAACAAACAGCAGAAAAATATAACATCAGTCAGCAGATTCGATTTAATCACTTAGTGACTGGATTAGAATGGAAAACTGATCGCTGGTACATTACGTTAGAAAATCAACCAACGGTCACTTGTCATTTTATTATAATGTGTGCTGGATATTTTAATTATGAAAATCCGCATACCCCCGATATTAAAGATACCGCTCGATATGCAGGCAAGATAGTACATCCACAACATTGGCAAGAACTTGATTATAAAGATAAAGACATTACTATTATTGGTAGTGGCGCAACTATGGTTACGTTGGCTCCTGAGCTTGCTAAACAAGCAAAATCCATAACAGTAATTCAACGTAGCCCTGGGTATATAGTAAACGCACCCAAACAACAAACTGGTTCTAGATACAAAAAAATATACGAAGGATTCAAATTTCTACGATATTGTCGAAATAATCCAGAAGCCGCCCAAAAATTATTAACTAGATACGATAAACCCAATTATTACCCATGGGAGCAACGAGTATGTGTCACTGTAGATAATGAATTTTTTGAATGTGTAGACAGTGGAAAAATAAAACTAATAACAAGTACAATAGATAGTTATGTTGATAATGGAATTAAACTTACTTCGGGTCAAATTGTGCTTAGTGATATTGTAGTTACTGCTACAGGCATTAATACAAAATTAATGGGCGGTGTTACTGTAATAGTCGATGGAAAATTAATTAATATTCATGATACAATATTTTATCGAGGCACAATGTTTACTGGTATTCCTAACTTAGCTGCAACTGTTGGCTATGTGAATCATAGTTGGATATTACGATGTGAATTAATTAGCAGATATATTGTTCGAGTACTAAATTATATGAAGAAAAAGAATCTTCGTATATGTACTCCGTATATATTAGATAAAGATAGTGTACCATTCAATTTGCCAATGATATCAAATTATCTTGTTAGATCAAATGAATTATATCCTGGTAGATCGTGGAGACATTATCAAAATTACTACAAAGATTGGATTGTGTTTAAATTTTGTAATCTAAAAAAAGGAATGATATTTAAATGATTAGTTTAACTGAAATAGCCGCTAAACACATGCAAGATGCATTATATAATCGCGGTCATGGTATTGGCATGCGTATCGGTGTGCGCACTGCTGGATGTAGTGGCTTTGCTTATGTGTTAGAATTTGCTGATGAAGTACGTGAGCATGATATTAAAATAGATGAACGTGGTGTTACTTTATTAATTGATAAAAAAGATATAGTTTATCTACAGGGTATGGAAATCAACTATGCCAAAAAAGGACTTAACGAAGGATTTGAATTCCAAAATCCCAATGCCAAAGCTGAATGCGGTTGCGGAGAAAGTTTTACTGTTTAATTCTAATAATAGTTGACATCTCTTAATTACTAATATATACTAGTAAGATGCTAACTCAAAAATACAATTATACTCAATTATCCCGAGACACCGACAAAGATGGTAAACGACATTATTGTTTGCCCGATGGTTCTCAGGTGCCATCAGTAACAACAATTCTTGATAAAACTAAACCTAAAGAAAAACAAGAAGCTCTAGCTAATTGGCGAAAACGTGTAGGTACCGATAAAGCAAAACAAATCACTACTGAAGCTGCAAATCGTGGTACACGTATGCACAAATACCTTGAAGATCATATTAACGGTATTCAACTTAAAGATACAGTTAGTAATCCCTTTGCCCAGCAAAGTTTGACCATGGCAAAAACTGTAATTGCCAATGGTTTAGTACATGTTAATGAAGTTTGGGGCACAGAAGTGCCATTATATTTCCCTAAAATTTATGCAGGAACAACAGATTGTGTGGGGATTCACAATAATTGTGAAAGTATTCTAGATTTTAAACAAACAAATAAACCAAAAAAACGTGAATGGATTGAAGATTATTTTTTACAATTAGCTGCGTATGCTGAAGCTCATAATGAAGTACATGGTACTAAGATATGTAAAGGCGTAATCTTAATGTGTGTACAGCCACCAGAGATCCAACCTGGCGTATGGGGAGAACCACAATACTTAGAGTTCATATCTGAGGGAGTAGAATTCAACATGTGGCGGGACCTTTGGTGGCAACGAGTCGAGTCGTATTATAAAATGATATAAGCTGAGGATAAATACAAAGAAAGTTTAATTTGGATTAAAAAATGGCAATTATACAAATATCAAGAATTCAACATAGATCCGGTCTTCAGGAAAATTTACCCCAATTAGCAGGCTCTGAGCTAGGGTGGAGTATAGATCAACGCAAACTGTATATCGGCAACGGAACACTTACCGACGGTGCTCCAGTAATTGGTAATACTGAAATTTTAACAGAATTTAGTGATGTATTAGAGTTAGCTAGTTCTTATACATACAAAGGCGACAGCGCAGGATACACCGCACAAACTGGTGCTACTGCTGCTCCAATAACACGATCAATGAGTGCAAAGTTAGATGATTTTGTTTCAGTTAAAGACTTTGGTGCTGTTGGTGATGGAGAAACTGATGATACTAGTGCTATTAATCGTGCATTTTATCAAATATTTTGTCGTGAAAAAAATGCAGAAGTACGCAAAAGTTTATATTTTCCAGCCGGAGTTTATAGAACATCAGATACTGTTCTGATTCCTCCTTATGCCAAAGTTTGGGGTGAAGGAATTAACAGTACTATTATTAGATTAGACCCAGACAATAGTTCAGTTCCGGATTATGTAGTTAGAACTACAGACAGCCTACAACAAACTGATACTAATATTGGTCAAAATTCTGCAATATTACCAAAAAATATTGAAGTAAGTAGTATGAGTTTTGAAAGTTTGATAACCACAGATATTTGTTTAATAGATGCTGCAGAACAGTGTCTTTTTGAAAGTGTTAGTTTTTCTGGAAATACACAAAAAGTTGATTTATCAAATGCTGCTTTGGGCACAGGTTGCATTAAGGTGCAAGGCACACCTGCAGCACCTCCATTGATGATTAATTTTGATAAATGCGTTTTTAAAAATGCAGTATATGGAGTTAAGGTTGATGAGAACTCTTCTGCTATAACAATTACTATGAGTCGATTCGATACATTATTCAGGGGAGTTAGTCTCGGCGAGGATCTACAACCTGGTGATACAGGTCCTACTGGTTTTAGAATTACTTCTAATCAATTTGATTCAATTTCTGATAGCGGTATAGTTTTTGATAATGTTACAAATAATATTAGTGCATTTAATTTATTTTTAGATGTAGCCAACACATTCAATGGTGATGGTAACCCAACCGAAAGTGTAATTCAGATCTTAGAAAATGATAATATCAGTGTAGGTGATGTGTTCGCAAGATCAGACTCTGATGATCAAATTGAATCAAGAGTTTTTCTTAGTTCAAACAAGCGTGGTATATATTTTAATAATTCAAAAGAATTAGCTATTGGCACTTATTGTCGGGGTAGCGGTATTCAAATGACATTAGCCAATAATCAAAGTTCAGTGGCTACTATTGTTTCAGTACCAGTAACTGATTTTAAATCATTTAACATTAATTATAGCATTACACGTGACACGTATTATAGAACAGGCACGTTCACTGCGGCTACTACCAGTGGTGCAGGTGGAATAAAATTTACTGATGAATACACAGAAAATGCAGTTAGTGGTATCACCCTAACAGCATCAGTATCTGGCACAAATGTATTGTTTGGGTATACTAGTACTAATACAGTTTCTGGTATTATAAATTATAGTATATCTCATCATTTAATTTAATAATCAATGTGGCAAATTGAATACCAGGATCGTTTACAATCCTGGTCAGTATTAAGAGAAAATATTGCAACTATTGATCTTATCGATCAACTCAAGTTGACTGCAGAATGGTGGGGCAAGGCACCCATTACCAATCATATTATACACTGGTCCGATAATAAAAATTGGCCATCCCCTTGGGAACTTTTGGCTAATGATAGCTATTGTGAGCTTGCTTCAGCCCTTGGAATAGTTTATACTATTATTTTAAATGAAACTTTTTCAGCTAACGTTGTTATAGCTCAAGCGGTTGATGAATTTGGTAATGACTGTATAATTGTGTTAGTAAACAATTATTATATTCTTAACTGGGATATTAATACTGTGTTAAATACAGAAGAATGTAATTTTGTTATTAAAAATACATATGATTGTACCCAATTAAAAACTTATTAAGGTGAATTATGAGTGAAATTTTAGTTACTAAGCGTAATGGAAGTAAAGAACCTTTAGATATTGATAAATTACATAAAGTTGTAATGTGGGCAACTGAAGGAATTACAGGAGTTTCAGCAAGTGAGCTCGAAATTAAAAGTCATCTTCAATTCTATAACGGCATCAAAACAGCAGATATTCAAGAAACATTAATTAAGTCGGGTGCTGATTTAATTACAGAAGAAAATCCTAATTACCAATATGTTGCCGGCCGCTTAATTACATATCACCTGCGTAAAATGGTTTACGGTGCATTTACTCCTGGCCCTCTCATTGATATTATTAAAAAGAATGTTCTTTTGGGTTTATATGACCCTGGTCTATTAGTTCTATACACAGAAGAAGAGTGGAAATTAATTAATAATTTTATTAAACATGACCGTGATGAGACTCTGACGTATGTGGCAATGGAACAATTTCGCGGTAAGTATCTTGTGCAAAATCGTGTCACGGAACAGATATATGAAACACCTCAAGTTTGTTATCTATTAATTGCAGCAGTATTGTTTAGCAAGTATCCACCAGCAACAAGATTAACCTGGATTAAAGATTATTATGATGCAATATCAACTCATCAGATATCATTACCTACTCCAGTCATGGCCGGGGTAAGAACAGCACAACGTCAATTTTCATCGTGTGTATTACTTGAAGTACATGACAGTTTAGATTCTATTAATGCAGCCACAAGTTCTATTGTTAGATATGTGAGTCAAAAAGCTGGCATTGGCATAGGTGCAGGCAGTATTCGTGCTATCAAAAGTCCTATTAGAAATGGTGATGCTTATCATACCGGGGTTGTTCCTTTTTTTAAATTATTCCAGGCGGCAACAAGATCATGCTCACAAGGTGGCGTGCGAAATGGTGCTGCTACATTGTACTATCCACTGTGGCATTTAGAAGTAGAAGACTTGTTGGTACTTAAAAATAATAAAGGTACTGACGATAATCGTGTACGCCATATGGATTATGGTGTTCAATTTAATAAAACAATGTACGAACGTTTACTATCCGGTGGAGATATTACTTTATTCAGTCCCCACGACGTTCCAGAAATATATGACGCATTTTTTAGCAATAACGACAAATTTAAAGAACTTTATGAAATAGCAGAACGTAACACAAAGCTTCGTAAGAAAAAAATTAAAGCCAGTGATTTGTTTAGTCAATTTATTCAAGAGCGTAAAGATACTGGTCGAATTTATCTTATGAATGTTGATCATGCTAATAGTCACGGTGCATTTATTCCTGAATTAGCACCGATCCGTATGTCGAATTTATGTTGTGAGATTGATCTACCCACTAAACCATTAAATGATTTAAATGATCCATTAGGCGAAATTGCATTATGTACCCTTAGCGCAATTAATTGGGGAGTATTTAGAACACCTGAAGAAATGCAAAGAGCCTGTACATTAGCAGTGCGTGGATTAGATGCATTGTTAAGTTATCAAGATTATCCAGTTATTGCTGCACGTAACTCAACAGAGAGTCGCAGACCTTTAGGTATTGGTATTATTAATTTTGCTTATTGGTTAGCTAAAAACGATTTCACTTACAGTGACCCAAGTTGTTTGCCCGAGATAGATAGATGGATGCAATATTGGTCTTATTATTTAATTAAAGCTAGTGCAGATTTAGCAATAGAATTTGGTGCCTGTCCTAAGAGCAATGAAACAAAATATCATTTAGGAATATTACCAGTTGACACATATAAAAAAGATGTAGATGACTTAGTACCACACAAGGACCTTGTAGATTGGGCAGGCCTACGTGAACAATTAAAACAAACAGGTATTAGAAATTCAACGCTAATGGCATTAATGCCAGCTGAGACCAGTGCGCAAATTTCAAACAGTACGAATGGTATTGAGCCCCCCAGAAGTTATATTTCGGTTAAACAAAGTAAACATGGCGCACTAAAACAAGTAGTGCCTGAGTTTAGACGGTTAAAAAATAAATATGAATTGTTATGGGATCAAAAGAGCCCTGATGGATATTTAAAGATTATGGCTGTTCTTCAGAAGTATATCGATCAAGGCATTTCAGTTAACACCTCATATAATCCAGTGTTTTATGAAGATGATAAAATACCAATGAGTGAACTTATTAAACATATAGTATCATTTTATAAATATGGTGGAAAGCAACTATATTATAATAATACCAATGATGGCCAAGGGGAAATAGCCATCGATCGCGATATAGAAAGTCCTGTTGAAATATCAGTAAACGACGACGATGATTGCGAAAGTTGTAAGCTTTAATCTAATAAAACTATGAAAGTATTAAATCTTAATAAGAAAATGAACCACCTAAAAAGTCTAGCCTTTCTAGATCCCCAGGGTGGCAACGGCCTACAACGGTATGATATTCTTAAGTATAGACAGTTTGATAAATTAACAGACAAACAATTAAGTTTTTTCTGGAGACCCGAAGAGGTTGATTGTTTTCGAGACTCAAAAGATTTTAAAGATCTATCATCGTTTGAGCAACATATATTTACAAGTAATTTAAAACGTCAAATTCTACTAGACTCAGTGCAAGGACGTAGTCCTAATATTGCGTTTTTGCCAATAGTAAGTTTGCCTGAATTAGAAACCTGGATTGAAACTTGGGCATTTAATGAAACAATACATTCCAGATCCTATACACATATAATTCGTAATATATATTCAGATCCTAGCAAAGTTTTTGATGAAATAACTGATATTGAGCCTATTATGTCTTGCGCTCATGATATTAGTTACTACTACGATGAACTAATAAACTATACTACTATGTATAATTATCTTGGTGTTGGTACGCACACTGTTAACGGTCAAGAGGTTATTGTTAATCAATACGAGCTTAAAAAACGACTATGGCTATGTTTAAGTTCTGTTAATATATTAGAAGGTGTTCGCTTTTATGTTAGTTTTGCTTGTTCCTGGGCATTTGCTGAACTTAAAAAAATGGAAGGTAATGCAAAAATTATTAAATTAATTTGTCGTGATGAAAATTTACATTTAGCTGGTACACAAACAATGTTGAAACTATTACTCAAAGACGATAAAGATTATATCAAGATTGAAAAAGAATGCAAAGAAGAAGTTACTACAATGTTTGTTAGTGCAGTCAAACAAGAGTCCGAGTGGGCTACATATCTATTTAAAGATGGTTCAATGATTGGCTTAAATCAAAGATTGTTGACTGATTACGTTGAGTGGATTGCACATAAGCGTATGACTGCATTAGGTTTGGATAGTCCGTATAAAGGTGGGTCAAATCCTCTTCCATGGACACAAAAATGGATTGCTGGCAGTGATGTGCAAGTAGCCCCTCAGGAAACTGAAATAAGTAGTTATACAGTTGGCGCAGTGCATCATGACATTGATGACGACACATTTAAAGGATTTTCATTATAATGTTTAATTGGTTTTATAAACTCTTTCCACTAGATAGCAGAGTTAAACTGTTACAGGCATTTGGATATGCAGGTTTTCTAGTAACTATGTTTGTATACTTTGATTGGGTGTGGCTAGTCGCATCTCTTGTTTTTTCCTGGCTAGTATTTTTAATGGGCGCAGCATGCGGACTACACAAATATTCAAGTCATAGATCATTTGAACCTAAAAACCTTTTCTGGAAAGTATTAATGTTATTTTCAAGTACAGTACTTTCTTTAGGTAGCAATATTAGTTGGGCGTGTACTCATAGAAAGCATCACAAGTTTTCAGACAAAGAAGAAGATCCACATAGTCCTAACTTAAATGGTGGCGGTATATGGCGTGGTATTAGATTATGGTTTTATTATTTTCCAACATATCATATTAATCCAAGAACCGTTAAAGATTTAAGTATTGATAGAGAGCACAAATTTTTTCATCAAAATTATTTTAAAATTAACTTGGGCTGGTTCTTACTATTGTTTTTAATTTCACCTAAGGTAGCAGGTTATTTTTATTTTGTGCCTATAGTATATGCGTTTACTGCTATTAGTTATATTACAGTATTGGCTCATAAAACATGGTTACATAAATTAATAGGTTATACTAATTTTGATAGTCAAGACTTAACATTTAATAGTCGTCTTGCGGCAATTTTTGTACCCGGAGATGGTAATCATAATAATCACCACGCACTCCCAGGAGCCGCACATAATAAGTTTAATAAAAAAGATTGGGACTTTGGTTGGTGGTTGATTAAACTAATTGGAAAAAATTATCAGACAGAGTTTGATCAACATTTTCATACTTAAACAGTGTTAGGATTACCCAATACGTTAATAAGTTTTCCTGAAACATCTAATCTGTTATTTTTTATTCCGTAGTCACTGATTCCAGGAAATTGATGATGTATTTCATGATAGCCCTCACCGGCAAATAACACAGTAAAAAATACGCTGTTCCAACTTAGATCTTGTGTACTAGTTTTTGAACCAATAAAAAACTTTTGCAGAGTTGGGCTATGTGCAATCACAGTTACCCAACTCATACCTAGTAAACAATAAACAACTGGTAATGCAAAGAAATAAGACACATATAAAGGATTAATTATTAACAATACCACAGGGTATATTGCCCAAATCTTCCAATAGTTTCTGTGATAAAATTTATGAGTACTGTCTCTAGTAAGATCTTTAATAATAGTTGGATTAACTAAACTAGTGTCAAACCATAAAAACCATAACTTTAAATTGTGTTTAAAGGATGAAGTTAATGCAAATGGATCTTGATCAGTGTCACTATGTTTGTGATGAGTTCTATGTCCAGCTGCAAACTCTAAACTTGTACCTAGCGTGGTTTGCGTTCCGCACCAAAGTAAAAAATGTTTAATTAGTAAATTTTTAGGCTCAAATGATCTATGACTTGAATATTTGTGTAGACTTATAGAAACACCAAAAGCAAAGAAAAACCAGGATAAAACTAATCCTAATAAAAATAGTGTTGTATTAAAAAATAAAAGCAAGGTATATATTGTGATTAAATAGAGTACTGCTTGAACTATCCTAACTTTGTTAAAGTTGGAAATATTTTTAAAGGGTTGTAATAAAGTCATAACTATATTTATAGCTTAAAACGTGGTATAAAAAATAACAAAAAAGGTAAAAAATGATAACAGTATATTCAAAAGAAAATTGTCCATTATGTCAAAAAACTAAAATATTACTTACTAATAAAGGAGTTAACTTTGAGGTAATTAATGTAGACACAAACATAGAAGCACACGAGTTTATAGTAGGCCAAGGCCATCGGTCGGTTCCGCAAATTTATAAAGATGGCAAACTGTTTGTTGATGGCTACAATGAATTAGCAAGATTATCAGACAGCGAATTAAAGGGGTAATTATGAAAATTGAAATTAACGATATTGTAACATTTAAAATAAATTCTGGCGAGGAAGTTGTTGCTACAGTTAAAAACATTGAGGCTGATCATTACATGATAAAATCGCCGGTGAGTATAGCCCCGGGCAATGGCGGAGTGCAACTTATTCCTAGTGCATTTACCATGGATCTGGACAAATTAGTCCGACTAAATATTAGTGCAGTCACAATGATTTTTGAAACCAATGAAGCAATTAAGACGCATTATATTGAAGCAACCACTGGAATTAAAACATTAGATAAGAAAAAAATTATATTAGGGTAATATATGCCAGCAGTAGTCAGAGTAGGTGATCCAAATCAAGTAGGTGGACTTGTTATAAAAGGTGCTTTTTCCGTCCTAGTGAACGGTCGACCAATTTGTACACACGTGTCACCGGTGACCCCTCATCCATGTTGTGGTGCTCCTGGATGTGGTAGACATTGTGCTGCCGTTACAACGTGGGGCAGTACATCAGTTACCGCTGAGGGCAAACCAGTGGTTTATGTTGGGGTATTTGATAGTTGTGGTCACACAAGGGCACTGGGTAGTTTTGATACCAGTGTAGGTATGTAAATGGCGTGTGGTGGTGTATTAAGTGCGATGATGATGGTAGCAGGCTCTGGCTTGTTACAGAATGCCGGCCTTGCAGTTAGTCCAACTATGAGTGCAAATATATCTGCATTAACTTCTGTGAATCCCATTGGAACTATTACAAGTGTACTTGAAAAAGCCGCAGGCCAACTTGGCGGGTCAGCCTTATCAGCATTAAAAAACTTAGGTGTTAATGTATTTCCAAGTCTAGCAAATACAGTACCTACAACATTTCAGGGAGCAATTTTTCCTTCGTCGTTGACTAGTGGTCTTACTAGTCAAAGCAGCAGTATTTTTGG